CTGTTGACCAGCCTCTTGAATCATCCAATTTCTTGTGCCTGAATCGCCCTCGACTTTTGGGCCACTCGCACGACCCTCGCGGGTTACCTGCGGAAATGGGGACGATGGCGCAGGTGGCTCGACTATTGGCGGAGACTTTGGTATGCCCTTCAAGCGCTCTTGAGCCAACCTCTGTTCGTTTCTAAGGCGCTCAAGTTCACCTTGGCTTTGCCTGAAGGTGTCTTCAAGGTTTTCCGTTCCTTGGGGTACGGCGTTTTCTAAATTGCGACGAGCCAACTCAAGTTTATCTTGAGCGGTAAGGTTTGCCTCTTGTGCTTTCCCCGTGTCTATCTTTGGAGTAACCTTTGGGTCGGTGAATGCAGGCAATATAGCGTTTGCCCCAGCGCCAATCAATGCCGCATATTCTGGGTCAATTTTGTTGGCAGACTCAATTGCGCTATCAAGAAGCGTTTTTGGTTTTGGAGGAGGAGGGTTTAGCCTTGCCTCCTCGTCTTTGGCCTCTTGTTCTTTTCTTAGCTTGGTTGCTTCAGACTCATAGCTTTCATAGCGGCTTGGTTCTTTTGCTGGTTCTGCCTGAGAGCCAATAAGCCCAGTCTCTTTGTCATCATCTAAATTAAAATTTTTGGAAATACGCAAAGAATAATTACGAGTCTCGTTGGGCAACGAAAGAATTGCCTTATCTGGGTCTGTCTCGTACAGCTTCATAAACTGCGCTACCGCCTTGGGACTGGCGTTGTAAAGCGCCACAGCATTGCGTGGGCTTTTGTAAGTGGTCAGCAAGTCTTTTAGGATGGTTACGCCACCCATGATGTTGCTGTCCTCATCATCAGGGTTGATGTCAATCCCGTATTTTTTGTTGTAAAGCCGAGCAGTGTCAGGCATGATTTGCATAACGCCCCGCGCTCCAGCAGGGGAGGTTAGAACTTTGTCTCCACGATAGTGAGAGAACCCACCACCTGTTTCCGCCTCGGCAACTGCAAGAGCCAACTCAGGTTTAACGCCTTGACGCTCCGCCTCCGTGGCAATCTTGATTACCAATTCTTGCTGAGACTTTGAAAGCGATTGAAATTTTTTGTCGTCCATGTTTTAGCCTCCTTTTTGTAGACGTTTGAGGCGCTCTGAATAGGTTTCGTTTTTTGGAGGAGCCGCAGGTGGCGTAGTCACCACTGGTGCAGGAACTGGAACGGGCGCAGGTGCAGGCGCAGGTACAGCCGCAGGCTTTGGCGGGGCCGCAGGTGCTGGTGTAGTCGCAGGGGCGTTTGCCGCTGGCGCTTTCTTCTTTGGCGTAAGCAAGTCCAAATTCTCTTCACGCACACGGTCAAGAGTTTTCTTGTACTCTGTCTTGAGCGCCTTGTAATCTTTGTCCGTGGTGAAGTCGTCGTAGGTGTAACCAGTCTGCTTTCTCTTTTCTTTCCACAAAGCAAAGCGGTCTTCGTCAAACATACTCTGCAATTTAAGCGCTTCAGATTTAAGAATGACGGCACGTTGACTGTCTGTTGGTAGAGCGTAAATGCTTCCAAGCAATTTGGTCTCGTAGTCGGAGATAGCACCCTCGCCCGGTGTCCTATTCAACTGACGACCACGCGATTGCAACTCAGCATATTTCTGAGCAAAAATTTGCAATGCCGCCAAATCGTTCTCATCAAGATTTGCCTCAAGCAAAGTCTTGGCTGGGAGGCTAACGCTGTAATCTCCAACTTTAATTCCTTGTTCAGCCGCACGAGCAACTGCACCAAAGACACCGGGCCTGTTCATCGCCTGCAAGATTTTTGGATTGTTCTTTGCGTAACCAATCATGTCATCAGCGGTGTTTGTGTTTGCAAATGCCGCTTCAGCTTGCAAACGAAGTTTTGTTGCAAGTTCCTCAGAGCCTTTAGCCCGCTCTTTCTCCACCGTAGTCAATGCCTCTTCTCTGGCTTTGGCTTCAGACGCAGAATAGGCTTGACCAATTGGTACGGGGGCTTCTCCTGTTGCAACAGGCTTACGACCACGAATTTGCTCTGCCTCAAGATAGCCTTTGCTGTCATAGAAAGCAAGCAACTTCTGCTCATCACCATCTTTAAAATATTGCTCAAGAGCGGCTTCATACTTTGCGTACTCCGCTACGTTCATCTCACGCTCAGTGCGAAGACCGCGAGGAACAATCTTGCGCTTATCTTGTCCTAGCTTCTCGCGCTCAATACGGTTCTTCTCTTCGCCTTCTTGAGCCTTGCGAATCTCAGTCAAGGTTGCAAGCATCTTTGGAGCAACACGACTTGCCAACAACAGCACTTCGTCAGTGATTGGAATGCGACCTTGACGAGCGGCGGTTAAAACCTGCTGAGGGTTTGCTGAGGTTGCAAGGTCAACAGGTGACGCAGTGCCAGCAACTCTTAGCTGTCCATTAGCCGTAGTCACTGCGCCGCCAGCAGGTGCAGGTGCGCCAGAAGGTCTTGGCCCGCCCATCAGGGCGCTGATTAACTGGTCACCACCCAACTGTTGGCGCAACTCTTGTTCTTTTCCAAGCAGTTCCATCTCCAGCTTTTGGTTCTCTCGTTGGAATAAAGATTCGCGTTCTGCGGCGGCTCCAGCACCTTCTGCGGCATACCCCAAGGACTCACCAAACGAACCCGTCTTGGTGGGTTTTAAGAAGCCTGCGGCGGTCTGCATCAAAACAGGGTCAAACAACCTGTTCTTGCGCACATCTAAACTTTCGCGCATACGCAACAGCGCGGCGTTCATAGCCTCACGCTGGTCACCAAGGTCATCGACAATAGTTTCTTTTAAACCAGTCGGTTTCGCTTTGGTTATCTCTTCAATATTCTCAGCCTGCACCGCGCTTGCATCGAACTTACCGCCAGCGGGTGCTGGTGCAGGAGGTTTTTGTTGTGCAGAGACTTGGTTCAAGCCGCCTGTTGGAATTGCCATTGGTTACCCCACTAAGTTGCCGTCGGCATCGTAAAAATTACCTTTGCCATCGTGATATTCTGCGCCTGTTGGAGCCATTCCGCCATTGGCAAGACGAACCCCGCCACCTTGAGCCTTGCGCATAACGCCACCATTTTTCTTGACGGCTGACTGAGGAACTCCATACAACGCGGCAACCAAAGAACCCAAACCAGCAATCTGTGACAGCGGACTGTTGGAGTAACCTTCGGAACCAGTCGCCTGCGTGGTTGTACCCATAGGCATTTGATAGCCTTGGAGCAACTTGGCAAACTGCTGGCTTTGAGCCATTGGGTAGTCGAGCAACTTCTGGCCTTGAGCCTGCTGTTGAGCGCCATAGTCAGACATGGTTTTTAAACCAGCCAGACCCATGCCTTGTTGGGCTTGACCTAAGTTCTCAAAGGCTTGACCAGCGGACAGTGCGCGAGACAAGTCTGTCTGAGCCTGCGTACCTGCGGTTGTGTAGCCTTGTTGAAGAGCCTGCATCTGCTTACCCAGCAAATCAGACTGGATGTCACGCAGAGCGTTGCCAGTGATTTGCTGTTGACGACGTGAGCCAAATTGACCAGAACCAATAGCCGCCGCGCCAAGGTTTGGCAAGATATTTTCTTGCACGTTGCGATTAGTCAAGCGACCCATCTCATCCACCACAGCGGATTGATAGGGGTTCATGTAATCCGCAATGACGTCAGGAACGGTTGTAGCGCCCGCCTCGCCCAGTAATTGGGATGATGCACCCATAGACCCAGCGCCAGCAAACGCAACGTCTGGAGCCATTTGGAAGGCTTGCTGTTGCAAAGGACTGAAGCCAGCAATGCCGCCCTGCTGGACGGCGTTCTGACCTAAGTTGGCAATGTCTTGCAGGTAATTCGTGTAAAACTCTGGAGCCGTCTGCTGGGCTTCCGTCGTCTTGGTAATCGCGGGTAGTGGGTCACCCTGAAATAAACCAGCCATTATTTTGCTCCTTTAAGGTACGAGGTCAACGCCTTAGTTTTAGGTGGGATTTTGTTGATGGGGGCAGAACGCTTGTGGGCGCGGATGCTCTCGCGAAACTTATCCAGAGCCTGTGCGCCTGCTTTTGTAGAGCCGTTGCCAATTTGCGCTACGGTCTCAGCGTCAATCACATACTCACCGTCAGCCAGCATTGCTGGGATGTCATCAGACTGTCCATCACCTTCACCATGCACAGCCGCGCCACGGCGGAAGTCCATGCGACCTTGCGTCAGTGGCACGTTAGAGGCGTGAGGCAAACCACCCCTACGCATTGGAGGAGGCATACCTTGTTGCTGTGGCATCATGCCCTGCTGAGGCATTCCCTGTGGGGTTTGTTGCGCCATTTGAGGTGGCATCTGCTGTGGCAATCCCTGCTGTTGCATTTGCTGAGGAGGTTTCTGCTGACCAATTTGAGACATCATCTCTGGCGGGTTCATTGGGGGTTGCGGACGCATACCCAAGTTTGCCATGATGTCAGCAGGTTGACCAAACGTGTAGTAAGACGACACAGGTGTAGCCATTGAAGACAGACCGCCAGAAGCCATTTCTGGAACTTCTTCAGCAATGTCTTCAGACGCAACGTCCTCGTAGCCGTAGTCACCTTCGTTCACGGGGTTGTAGCCCGGTGCGTTTAGGTTACGCAACAACTCTTCGTTGGGCGTGTAATCTTCTGCGTCCGTACCGTATTGGTCATAGCCCACAAAATTGGTTGGCCCAATACCAAAGTCAGTTGTGCGCGGATTGATGATACCCACCTGCGACATATCCACGCCTTGGTTTTGCGCACCACTCCCGCCGCCACCAAAATCACTACCAAGCAACGTGGCAATTAAAGCGCCAGCGCCAGCGGCTCCAGCGGTTGTACCTAATGCGCCAGTAATAGTGTTCAAGAAGTCAGAACTTAGACCACCCGTAGGTGCTTCAGGCGTTTCAGCCGCACGATAAAAGACGCCGTTCTTAAAAACATTACCTTGCGCATCAGTTTGGTAAACGTCTTTTTTAGTGTTGGTTCCACCGCTACCTACGTTGGAAATTGATGTCATGTCTTCTGGAACTTCAGCGGCGCGGTAAAACTCTCCATTTTTAAAGACATTACCCAACGAGTCAGTGTCGTAATAATCATCAACAGGGTTTGTTGAATAACTGTAATCAGGGCTGACGTTGGTGATTCTTCCAGTGTCTGCGTCAGTTGAGTACATATACTCGTCAGTCATCATGTCGTAGGTAAAGTTTCCAATGCTGTATGTGCCATCACCATTGTCGACATATGAAGAATCTTGAGAGTTTGAATTAGCCATAGCAACTGGGGTAGACCTCAAATATGTATTGTTAAGGTCACCACTTTGTGAATACAGCGATTGGTCGCCAGTCAAAGACGGGTCATCAAATTCACCGTAGTTGTAGTTTACGTTTTGAAAATCTTGAACTTCTTCAGAGGTGTCAGAATATCCGCCCTTATCAAAACGAGGAACTCCGCCTTTTTTCATCATAGTAATCAATCCCCCGCGTTTGCCAAAATAGTCACCATCGCCATAGTCATAGCTGGCATAGTCGTTAGAGTCGCCGTAGTCATAACTGTCATAGTCTGTATTGTCGGCTACGGTGTAGTCCGTGTAATCAGTGTTGTCCGCTAGTGCATAGTCGTCACTTGCGTAGTATTCGTCGTAATTGAAGTCGGTAGTCCACTCACCGTTATCAGCCATTGTCCACTCAGCACCAGTGTCTGGGTCTGTGTAGGTGTTGTCTGCTACGGTAGTGTCGCCACTACCATCTGTGTAGGTGTCAGTGTATTCAGAGCCATCAGCGTAGTACGCCAAGTCGTACCCACCATCATCATTCATGGTGTAGTAATTACCGTCGCCATCTTGGTAATATTCTTGGTCTGTGTTTTCAGCAACGATTGTGTCTTCTGTTTCTGAAGAATCCGTGTTGTTGCCACCAAGACCACGAGTGATTGGGGTTCCATCGGCAACAACTGTTCTATCTTCATTCTCGGCAACAACTGTTTCGCCTTCAGACAAACCGTCAGCAATGGTAATTTTTCCATCTGCGTCTGTGGTGTACAAAACAGCATCGTTCTCCATGCTGTACGTTGTATTGCCAACGGTATAAGTTCCATCGCCGTTATCAATCGTTCCTTCAGGCAAACCTAGCGATGGGTCAGCAGGCGTACCCTTGTACAAGTCGGTTGCAGTGCCACCAAAGGGTGGATTTACCACACTGGTTGGTGGATTTTTTGTTCCACCAGCGGGTGGTGTCTTTGTGCCGCCAGCAGGAGGAGGTTTTGAGCCGCCAGCGGGGAGATTTTTTGTTCCACCAGCAGGAGCGTTAGGAACTTTTGAGCCACCAACAGGTGGATTTGGAGTTCCGCCAGAGGGCGTCTTGACAACAGGCTTGCCAGTAATCTTGTCGTAGATTAACTTTGTTCCAGCACCAAGCACCGCGCCAGTAACCGCGTTTGTCACTTTGCTTGAGGTGGAGTTTGGGTTTGTTTTTGTTGGTGTGACAGTAGGCTTTTTTACAACTGACGTAGGTGTTGTTTTTGTCGTAGGCGTGGTTGTCGTCTTGTTTGTAACTGTTGGCTTAACCGTTGGAGCCGTTACCTTTGGCAAAGTAGTCTTAGACGTCAATGTAGGTTTGGTCGTCAAAGGAACTTTGGGCGCAAGAGTTGTCTTAGGTTTTGCGGTGGTCTTTGTAGTCAAAGACGCAGGCGGCTTTGTTGGCAAAGTTGGTTTTGGCGCTGACGGTAAAGCTGGTTTTTTTGTCGGGCTTGTAACCGTTGAGGTGACTGGAGGAAGTGATACGCCTCCACCTGTGGGGGCTATACCAGTGTTCAGGTTTGGACGCTGATTAAGGCGCTGACCAGAACCTTCAGAAGTCAAAGAGCCAGAGGTGCGACCATTTAATGAAGGTCGGTCATTAAAGTTACGAATGACGCTATCCAGTGGTGCGCGGTCAAGCCCCCTCGCTTCAGGAAGTTTTTTGCTTGATGTGCGTTTTTTTAGAATAGCCATGTCTTATCCTGTTTTCTTCACCAATGAGGTTAGACCTGCAATATTGCTTACAGGGCTTAATTTTGCGGTGCTTGCTAATGTTTTTGCAGGTTGCGTTGAAGTTGCCTTTTGAATTGGAATTAACTTTGCCACATCCATTTTTGTAGGAGGCATTCCTTTAGGCTTGGAAACTTGAGCCATTGTCTGCAACGCGCCCGCAGGTCTTTTTGCCACGGTTCTAGCTTGAGGTTTTTTACTTTGCTTGAGTGTTGACTTCAGCAGGTTACCTACAGTCGCAACAATAGGCTTGGTGATGTCTGTAGGTTTAAGACCCAAAGACGTAGCCATTTTGTCGTCAGCAGTTTTTGTTGCTACAGCATTTAAACCGCCAACTGGTTGGTCGGCGCTTAAACCTTCTGTCAATAAATTACCAGCAATTGGAGCCTCAGTTACAGTTAAGCCTGTTACCGCTGATGTGTCTGGCGTGACCACGTCTAAGACATCAACAGGTTGATTTGCCTCAGCAACCGTTGTCAAAGCGCCTTGAGTTACTGGGGTCTCATCCGCTGTAGTAAGCGTTTCAACAATGTCGACCACATCGTCTGGAACGTCACCAAGGTCTGTATTGCTTGCAATAACAGTGTCGCCAGAGCCTGCGGTAGTCGTATCAATAAAATCAGCAAAATCGTAAGTAGATTCAGCTTCAGGAGCCTCTGCTAATGTAGTTGCTGTATCAGAAGTCGTTGTCCCAGCAGTTGTAGTTGGCAACACAGATACGTCAGAAACAGCGGTCTCACCAGAAGAGCCGTCGTCAGCCAACACGCTTGCGGTATCAAGGGTGCTGTCATTATTTACGTTGCTGGTCGCAGTGTCAGTAGTCGTTCCAGTTGTGGTTAGGCTGTCATCAGCCGTGGTGTCAAAACCAATACTGGATACAGTTACCTCACCAACAAGGGTGTTTGGAATTCCCCCGCCAACAACAGTGGTGTCAACCTTATCGTCGTCGTTGCTTGTGTCGTTCCAGCCTGTTGCGGCAGTATTAAATTCAGTGTCAATTGTGGCGTTGAGTGAACGAACGCCAGAATCAACACCTGAGCCAATAGCGCTGTTTGTAAATGAAGTTGCAAAGTCGCCCTTGCCTGTAATTTCAGAAGTAACACCAGCAGAAACAGCTTTTACGCCAGCATTAAAAACAGAAGAGGCTTGGTTTAAATCCAAACCACTATCTAGCGCCAACTGAACAACGTCGTCTTGAACGTAGCTTGCAACTTCGCCAACACCACCAGAAACCAATCCGCCAGTAAATCCACCAGCAAATCCGTCATCAAAACTTCCGCCCCTAATTTCGGCAATTGTTCCGTTGACTAAGCCCTTGCTGATTGAGTCGCTTGCCACTTGGGTAAACGCTTCATTAAAACCAGCCTCAATAAAAGTTGAGGAAACGGTAGAAGAAATAAAATTGCCAGCTTGTGGAGCAAAGTACGCCGTACCCATTGACAAGGCAATGTCTTCTAGGTCACCGCCACGAGCCGCAGTAACTGCGCCCATAGTCACAAAAGGTGGGATACCTACAAAACTACCAGCAACAGAAAGTAGAACGGGAAGTGGGTCGTCAAGAACAGCTTGGACTACATCGCCAACTTTTTCAACAGCGTCACCGACAAACTCAACAACGTCTTCGACAACGTCACCAACCGCCTCAAAGACGTCGCTAACTGCGTCGGAAATTGCTTCTACAACTGCGCTCATATTTAATCCCTTTCAGCCCGCTTTGGCCCTAGCTTGACCGTCACGCGAAAGCCTTTGCTAGTTCGCTCTGCGCGGTAACCCATGCCCTCTTGTGGAGGATTGCGAGAGATGGCTTTAAAAATGTTAAAAATTGTGGGGTCTTCAAACTCGCTTACAAGCACATCAAATCCCATTTTGTATGCGCCTTGAATGAAGGCGTAAGAATTCTCTAGGTAGTTGCGGGCGGTGTCTGCATTCAATGCGCGGAAGACGCCAGTGCGACCATCCCCAACATGGATGACAAAAAGGGTGTTGCCGTCGCGCACGAGGGATGTGCCGGGCATATTCATCTCTTTCACCATTGCCGCATAAATTGCAGACGCAGGGTGTGGCGACTTTGTCTCTTGAGCGGCAATCATTAAGATTGCTTCCTGACTCAGTTGTTTCTTTTTGCTATCAACTAGCATCACATCCCCTTAAATATTGCGGCGGAATAGATGTTTCCCATCCCAGCCGCCAGACTCATTATCAGACCATCAGGTGGTGTTGTCGATTCCGAAAGGAATACCGAATCGGTTTCAGTTCGGTTTGCAATTGCAGGAACAACGCCAGACCTAATATCGTTTAAAAGTAAAAGTGTCTCAAGCAATCCACTGCTACCCATCGTATGACCAATCTTCTGCTTATACGAGGTTGCAACGAATGCTTTTAGCGTTTGGTTCAAGGCGTTCTTTTCAGCCTTGTTGTTGGACGCAGTTCCAGTGCCGTGGGTTTTGACTATTTTAATCTCATCGGGGGATATATTGCTATAGTGAATTGCACCCTCTATAGCTTTGATAAAGCCCTCACCATCCTCACACTGCCCAATTGCGTTTGTAGAGCGCTCTGAGGCGCTATACGCTCCTACCAAACGGGCATGGGGCTTAATTTGTTGTTGAGCCACAGCGTCACGGGACTCAAATATTGCCAGAGCGGCTCCTTGACCAATGCGAAACCCAAAGTTGGTCGAGTCGAAAGCGGATGGCTTTATGCCCTCCTGCTCCTGTTTTTCGGTCAGCACCGCTTTGGAGTCGCCAAAGAACTCCAGCACAGCGTTGGAGACGCCATCCTCGACTGTCAACACAATCACACGATTGAAGTTGTAAAACTGTATGAGGTTTTGGACATCCATCATCACTTTGAGGCTTGAAGCGCAGGCGCTGGCATCGGTGGTGACCATGTCCATATCACCGCAGGATTGGGCGATACGACCTGCATAGACCTGCGTCAACGTGAATGGCAGGAACTTGTAGGTGTAGGTCAGGCGCGAGTCATACGGGCGCTGTCCGATGCCAGCAAAGTGTGCGTTGCCACCAGCAAGAATAAATGCAGTCTTGCCCACAGGATTTTCCCGCAGGTAGGTAAGCAACTCAGGGTCAAGGACTTTTTCCGCCAACTTGTGGGGGACGTAGACCAGACCAGATTTTGTTCGGTTGTAGGTGTCTGGGAACCAGTTCACCTTTTGTGGGTAGATGATGTCGTCAAAGAGTTCGACCTCTTCAGTGCAGGCTGTGCGGTAGTGCGTGAGGTAAATCATTTGCACACCTCCGCAACTTCTTCCATAGAGGCGGGTTCTTTGGTCTTGCTTCCCATCACGAGGTCATGGAGTTCTTGAACAGACTTAGGAGTCCACTCCTTGCTCACCTCGTCAGCAATTCCATAGAGTTCGTCAAAGTACATCAGCATGACCAGCCCGTCGAGACTGTCCAAGCCGATGTCTACAAAGACGTCGTCCATCGACTCTGCGATGGTTGCCTTGGCGTGTGCTGGTCGCGCCACCTTTGCCACATAGTTAAAAATTTCAATGAAGGTCATGTTGCCGTTTCCTCAGTAGATTGATTGACTGCTCCGACCAGTGCTGTTGCCCAGTCCTGCCAGTTCTCATATATTTCGGGGCTAGGGATGCCCTCGTTGGCAAAAATGTCAATCGCTTTTAACCCCGCCGCCCACTGCTTCCACTCCTCTTCGGGAATATTTATTGATAGCTGTTGCGCCGCATACGCCTCGCACATAAGACTCGCCCACGAGTTCCATGTGTGATACCGAGGGTCGTATACGAGCGCAAGCGCCATGTTAGCTTCCGAAAGGTCTGACGTCGCCTAGCGTTACGCTCAACAACACCTTGCCCATTTGGTAATCACCACCCTGCACGTTGCTCTTAAAAATCAAACGTATTTCGCGCCTTTGTTGGCGCATATCAATCTTGCCCGTATCAGGGTCAAACGGGTACTCTTGCGAAGTTACGTCTGCTGACTGCGCGTAGGGGCGACCAGTAACTTGAAAAGTCATTTCTCCGTGCTGTATGAAGTCAGGCTCAACACGCTCCAAGTTGACCCAGAAGTTCTCGCCCACGGGCGCAGTTTGAGCAGGCCCGCCAGCTACAAAACCTAAATCACTTGTTTGGAAGAAACTTTCAATTGCGTTAGCCTCTTCGGCAATGACCTCATCCGTTCCAATTTCGTGTTGCCACAAAATAACTTGACCAGCCACAGTTTCAAAGTTTGCGGTCTCAACCAATGTTGCCGTTGCGTTTGCAGACAAAGTCAAATTCAAACCAGCAAACGACATGGTTCCCGATACAGCACCGCTGTTGACTACGGACAGCGTAATCGTCGTTCCCACAATTGTGGTCACAATAGCGCCCACACCAACGCCTGTGCCAACAACGGATTGGTTCAACACAATGCCTGTTGCGCTACTGACAACAATAGTGCTTGCTCCAGAAGTGCCAGTCGCTGTCGGTGATGCCGCATTAGGCGTAATCAAAGAAACAACAGCGCCAGAAGGAACGCTTGCGGACACAACCTCTTGACCAACAGCAACCAAATTGTTTGGCGAAATCCTAATAACAGCACTTGCATTTGTTGTTGAGATTGATGCTGTAAAAATTACTTCCTGCTCACTCAATGTTGCCCCAGCATTGATGGGATAATGGAATACTTGAGAGAAGTACCCAGCAGTGCGACGAGCGCCCAAAGCCTCTCCTGCGTCATACCAACAATCTTCTCGCACGTTGTAGATGATGCAGTCATTGCACTCTTCTGAGTTGCCAGACGGAAAGAACCACCATATTTCTCCAAAACGAGGAACCTTGTTGACAAAAACTTTTTGCTGTTGAGCGTAGTTCAAGTTGTCAAAAAAGTAATTCTGATTAAACGTGTTTTTTATTTCCTTAACCACGCCGTTGTACAGCAAGAAGCGGTCAACACCAATCCAGTAGTAGATGCCGTCGTACTCAATGACACACTGGCTTGACAGGATAGAAGATTGGCTGGAGATAATGTCATAGCGCCAGAAAAAAGTTTGAGGGACGGAGGCAATTGTTACAGTGGTTGGGGTGTAGGACACACGAATCAATGAATCAAGCGCCCAAAACAAGCCAGAAGGAGCGTTAGAGCCACCTCGCACTGGCAAACCCTTCACAATCTTTGTAGAGGCTACGTTGGTTTCGTTAGAGTCAGGCCCGTTCCAATCAAATGGGTCTCCAGCAACACAATTCTTGATGAGACCGTTGTCTCCATACACAAAGACGTATGGGTGCAGTACAACCACGCCGCCAGCAACTTCAATGATGTCACCCGTTGGGGTTGTCCCAGAAGTGTCTCTAAGCGGAGACAAGGTTGTGCCATTGATGTTTCCAGCCAAAACTGGGGTCACGGTTGTTTGGTCAATCTGCTCTAAGTTTTGACCAGCGTGCGCAAGCAACAACTGGTTCCCAGAACCTTGGGCGTCAAACGTAGAGTCAAACTGCCAAAGGTTCAAATCACTTTCCGTGAACCCATCGTTGATGGTTGCCACATTGATTGAAAAGCCACTGCCAGTTCCGCCAATGGTTGCCGCTGTTGCGCTCAAGGTGTTGCCAACCGCATACCCGTTGCCAGCCGCTGTCAAAGTCACTGTAGTCACCGTCGCGCCAGCCACCACAATCGTTGCCTTTGCGCCAGAACCAGAGCCGCCAGTCAAGGTCACATTGGTGTATGTTCCGTTGGTGTACAGCGTACCACCCACCAAGGTGTTAAGTGTTAGCACCAAGCCTGTAAAAGTGAATTGATTGACGCCAGAACCGATGCCAAGGTTGTCTATGTTGACAACCTCAAGACCGTTGTTGTATCCATTAAAAACAGAGTTGACACCATCGACTGAGTTGACATAGATACCGCGAGAGTATCCGTTTGCATTGCTGACAATTGCGCGGTAGCCGCCTACTTTTCTTGGGCGACCACGTTGAAAGCGTACCCAACGAGCGTCCGTGTAAAAGTTCATGTCAAAGATAGTGCCGTCACGCTGGACTCCCGGCAACGTGTCAATCGTAAAAACCTTCTTGACCATCAGAACGTCCCGCCAGCAACACCACCCGTAAAGTTACCTGTGCCAACAATGGCAAGACCAGTCGCAGACAGCGTTGACCGAAGAACGCCAAGAATTGATAGATTAAATTCGCCCGAAGCGGCGCGGTAAATACCTGTTGTTGACTCTGACGCAAAATTCAAAGACGGTGCGCCAACTGAACCATTTTGCAAACTTATGGTGGACGACCCAGCAAGAATTGTGTTGGCGTTGTACAGATTCACAGAATCGCAAACCAAGGTGGCTTGACTGCCTGCGGTCAAAATAGCAGTGCCGCCAGAACCCGTTGTGATTGTGACGGTAAAAGCACCTGATGTCTCGTTGACAATGTAGTAAACCTGAACCGTTGACGGGACAACAATTGTGACGTTGCCTGTCAAAGTACCTGTGTATTTTTGAATCACGTTTGAGGCTTCAGAAGCCGTCAAAGTGTAGGAGCCAGACGTCACAGCTTTACTCAATTGAGTAAAAGCAAATTGCGTGTTTCGACCCAAACCAACTGTGTAGAACTGAGTTCCACTACAAACAATAATGCAAGAGTCAGCAGGTTGCAAAGCAATTGACGTAGAACCGTTGACCAAATCACCGCTGGTTCCAGTTACCGTTAAAGCGCCTGTTCCGCTATTGCGCAAGAACATAAACCAATTGTCAGCAAGCGTTGATGCCAATGATAGGGTCAGCGTTCCAGCGCCACCAGTCCACACATAGGTGCTAGAACGGTCTGTCGCCAGCGCTGTGTAATTTGAAGAAAAGGTTGTGACTGGCTGGCTTTGATTGAGCGTCTGACCAATAGCCAGTAAACCGTATCCAGCAAGGGTTGCGGCGTCTGCGCCAGAAGAACCGATACCAAAAGCAATGATGCCCCACGTTCCTGCGGTGGTGGCATTCGTGACAATGTAGATGTACTGGGCTTCGCCTGCGGCAATCGTCACAATGGTGTTTGCGCCTGTGTAGTCTTTGACCGTTACAGAAACAGCGCCGACGTTGCGAATTAGGGCGTCCTGACCGACCGAAGCCTGATTGGCTGGAGGCATCCACAACTCGTGTGCGCTGGAGGCGGTTGACACCTCCATGATTCGAGCGGCGGCGTCATCAGTAGTTGTGCCGTTGATAGGCCATTCCAACTGCAAGTCAGTTGTTAGGATAATGCGGCGATAGGAGACGTCTGTCGGTTGGACGACGTTGCCTGTAAAGGGTGAATTGAAACTCATAATCAGGTATCCAATACAGTTGCTTGACGGTCACCAATACGTTGCACGTCCTCTTGTTTTAGGGTCTGGATGATGAGGTCGTAGTTCTGTTGCCACATCGGCATACGCTCATCGTTCTTGACGTATGGCATAGCTTGCAACAACGACCCATACAACAAAGCCTGTGGGGCGTAAATGGTGAACCAGTTGGTTTGGTTGGAAGAATCAAGCGGTTGGAGCCGCTCGTAGTACAAAACTTCAAAATCATACGCAACATCAGGCGACGGGGCCACAAGCCAATGGGTGTAGTCGTAATCACCGTAGTAGGCGGGCGCACCAGTCGTTGTGGCGTCTGGAGTGAACTCGCGTAGGTACTCGTACTTGCGAAGCAGTACAGGCTGTTTCTGACCGTCTACGGTGACATTGAAAGAAACCGTCTTGTGCCAACGAGCAGGCTTGTCAAGGATGGGCTGACCAATTGTCATGGTTGAGGTCTGCACCGTTAGGTTGCCAAGGAACTTAATTTGGCTGGCAATAATTTGCTCCGCCAACATAATGAACAGCGGAATTTTGGCAAGCGTATCGTCGTCAGTACGATTGAGGTAAGACTGGATGTTTTCGACCAAAGAGTCGTAAGTCATTACCGATGCGGTTGCCATATTTACCCCACGTTTCGTTCAAAATGTGGACAATCCACCAGTGATTTAAAGTTTCCACCCCAGCGGTTTTTTGGGTTCAAAGTTTCCCAATAAGCACCCAGAGGCGCGAGGATGCCCTTGTCCCATATTATCTGCCCATCTTTGAAGAAATTCAAGTCGATGGCACAGCGCTTGAGGTGGATTGAGTTGAGGGTTTTAGAGCGACCTGTTTTGACGTAGATAGCTTGCTGTTCAGGTGTGCGGGCTAACTCGCCCCCAGTGACCTTAAAACCCTGCTCTGTGGCGTATTTGATAAGTGCGCAGGCATCCAGAAGGAACGCGGCTTGTTCGTCACTGAGGCTCATTCTTTGTCCTTCCTGCGCATCTCCATGACCTTCTCCACGGTACGTCCACCAAAGTACGCCGTCATCACGAGCATTCCCCATTGGCCCAGCAGGTTGACGTAGGACTCGCTTATCTTGTACCCATAGCCGTCAAGTAGGGCAAATATCAAATAGGCCGTCAAGAGGTACACAAGAGTGCCGGGGCGCACATTCTTTGACAGCCACGAGTCAGAAGACATATCAGCCTGCCAACGCTTGCTGACGTTGTCTTCTTGGTTGGCTTGCGCTTTGAGCAACGCTGACAACTCTTCTTGCTCAATACGCGCCTTCTCAATGCCCAACTCAAGCAAACGCTCTTCATGGTCGTACTGGAGTTGACGCAACTTGGCAACTTCAGCGTCAGATGGGTTGTCGGAAATCTTTACGCCAAGGGCGTCTTCAACAACTTGCTTGCCCTTTGCTTGAATTGCAGAAGACAAAAGGCCCAGACCATTCTGAGCCAATGTACCAAGGAGGGATGCAACGATTGGAATCATTTTTTCACCATCTTTTCTCGTTCTTCAAGCAACCTGACTTTGACTTGCAATTCGTTGATGTGCAACATCAAGTTTTCTTTCATCATGGCTCGACGCTCCGCAGAAATTGGACTGTCTGTTGGGACGCCCTCTTTGGTAATCAATGCAGGCATAGCGCCCTCAATTCGAGTCAACCGTGTGGAGAAGTCATTGACTTGACCCAAAAGCCAAGCAAGGGAGGCCACGATGATGGGTATGACCGCCTTGAGTACATCCGCCCAATTCATAAGCCAAGCACCTTTTTAATGAGTTCGCCAGCCACGCCGGGGCCAAACAGCACGCAGACAATCACCCCATACAAGAGGTATTCAATCTTGTTCATGCGCTTAGTGCCGTCGTCGAACCGCGCTTGGATACCCTCGTACCTCTGAGCGCAGATTGCCTCGTGGACACTCAGTCGCTTGTCAGTCTCAGTGGCAAGTTCTTGAACATCTTCCATTATTCTTTTGGCTCCTCGACTGCGGCTTGCACTTGGCTCTTGGCTTCGTTTTGCAAACCTTCAATCAATTGAAAAACTTCTTGGTACGGACGCGCACCAAGGTAGCCCAGAACAGCGTTGACTAATTGAGTTGAAAGCGTAATCTTGTCCATTTTTTATCCTTGAGTAGTTGTTGTGTCAGCGGGTGCTGGCGCTTCAATAATAACTTCAGCAACGGCTGAAATCACCACCCAAGATTGAGTTTCTTCGTTCCAAGCAAACGGCCCACCCTCTGTGGGCATAGCCACGGGAGCATCCCACAAACAAGTGTCTTCATTGAGTAACCAAGAGGCAAAGGGTTGTGGCGGTATAAACGCATCCCGTTGTTCGTCGTAAGTGTACCCAATACCAGCGTAGTTCTTACGCAATGGTCGCCCTTCTGGGTGTTGACCGCCATGTGTGTTGTACGAGGTTTGCACCCAGCCGTGACCAAAGATGCCAGAGTCAATGACATCCTGTTCCGCCACGATGACGTTGGCGACTATTCCGTTTTCTACTTTTGCAAAATGCGACATGATTGCTCCTTTTAAGCTGTATATGAACCAGATGAGTTGTAAGTAAGAATGGTATTGCTACCAGATGTGGTTACGGTTGGGCTACCTGTAGTTGTGCCTGAGTATTTAGTAGTTGGAATAGATAGGATAACAACACCTGAACCGCCAGCACCACCTGTTCTACTTCCGCCGCCTGAACTTCTAGCTGGTGCTGAACCACCACCGCCTAAATTAACAGTTCCATTATTTCCGTCTGTGTTAGCTGTTGTTGGAGTTGATGCACCACCACCATCTCCACCTGTTCCAGACGATGCACCAGCGTCAAACCATCCACCACCACCGCCACCAGCGTAAGTTACAGATGAGCCTGAGATAGATGATGCTGAACCATCTCCACCATATCCTTGTCCGTCTGTATTTCCAGCTTCTCCAGCACCACCACCGCCACCACCAATGCGATTTGTTGCAGTTGCTCCGTTGCCACCATTATTACCTTGACCAACAGTCCCAGAGCCGCCATTACCAGCACTTGTTCCACCTGAACCACCGCCACCTGAACCACCAGTTAAACCATCTCTAGGGGTGTTATCTTGATTTCTTGCTCCACCTCCACCACCAGTAGATGTTATGGAAGAAAATACAGAATTAGACCCAGAAGAACCATTTGTAGCACCAGCACCGCCAGCACCGCCACCTCCGACTGTGACTGTGTAATTAGTACCATTAACTAATGCAAATCCACTTGCTGTTCTATAACCACCAGCACCACCTCCACCAGCACTGTCATTAGTAGTTCCACCACCACCACCGCCACCAGCAACCACTAAGTACTCAATGAAAACAAGGGGAGTCAAAGACCCGCTAGAAGTAAATGTGTGAATAGTGTTGCCACCAGAAGTTGTAACTGTTCCGCCACCAAACACTTGTGAGCCAGCGTAAGAGATAACTACAACGCCAGAGCCGCCGTTTGAGCCAGCGCGACCACTGTTTAATCCACCGCCTCCACCGCCACCTGTGTTGGCTGTTGCGTTAGTAGGAGCCACGTTGGTTGGGGAGCAACCACCATTACCACCACCTCCTAAACCGCCTGTGGCTACTGTTGATGCGCCGTTTTGGTTGCCGCCACCACCGCCACCAGCGTAGTAAGTGGATGTGCCAGAAATAGACGAAGTCAGACCATTGCCACCATTACCACCAGCGTTACTGCTTCCTGTGTTTGCGTTTTGACCAACTGCACCAGCCCCACCACCACCACCACCCAAAGATGGAACTTGAGAAACAAAGTAGCCAGT